ATAATAAAGAAACAAATCATGCTCATCTTTAGTCATCTTCTCATTCCAACCCAAGATCTTACCTACAGGAATAATTATACCCTGGTCTAGAAATATTTTACGAGATACCCATTTGGCCATCTTGTAAGTTCTACTTCTCTCCATGGACCTATACCACACCTTCACCTTAATACCTGAAGCTATTCCTTCTTTAGACATAGCCCAATCAACAGGATTAAGAACAAATGCATCATCGATGAATGATGTCTTACCTGAACCAGTGTTACCACCTATCAAATAATACATTCCCTTACGAATACCTACATATCTAGTCAAGCGATCAAAGCCCATTGGTATCCCTCTATTGAAGTCACCTAGACCTTTCTCAACTTCTGCATTTAATAGTTCAAAACTCATGATCTGTATTTTTAGTTGGGTAACGATGTATTTTTGATCTAGGACTATCCTTGATTGCTTCTTTCAAAGAATCATACTCTTTGAATCCTCCTTTAGGTTCATAACCACATTCATCTTCATAGAGATAGATATCTGGTACGTCATTAAATATAATAACTCTCATATGTCTGTACCTCCTTGTGGTTTTTGTGGAGCAATGTCCACTTTAGTTCCTTCATTGATTAATTCAATATAAGCATCAAACCCTCTCTGATGTAAATAAGGTTCACTGCCCTGCATGTATGTAAGTGCATTTCTATTACTAGCTATAGAGCTTTCTTTCTTTTGTAAGATTTCAAAATTGAGAGCAGCTAACAATTGTGCAGCTGTATATTCTCCTTCAAGGATGATTTTGTCAAACTTAAGTCTACACTCATCTTTATTCTTACGTAAAGCTCTAGTACCTTTGAAAGATTTTCCCTTATACTCAAAGGAATCAGTTCCTGGGTATGTCTTCCACCATTCTTCAAAGTCTGTAGTGGCAGGCTTTCTCTTTATAATTCTAGCACCAGTCTTACTGTCTATAAATGTCAAAAGATCTTTACCTATTGTTGTGAGCTTGTCATCATTCTCTGTTATCAGCCCTTTTCTTATTAAAGACTGATAGACAGAAGCAATCTTCATACTGTCCTTATACAAGGGAGATATGTCATATTGTTCGTCTATCAGCTTTAGTAGATATATTATATCAAGATTGTAACTTCGTTTGATGAGCTCCTCGAACTGTTGAGGATTTATATTTAGCTTCATCTGTTATTATTGGTTTTACGATTTTAATTATTGCAGGCTTTCTATTTTTAGAACTCTGCTCTTCTTCCCATTTTTGCCATGAAGCTTCAATATCTTTTTCTCTCTCCATGGCATAAATGTGATCGTTAGGATACTCATAATCCTCAGACCAATTCATTACTCAGTAACTTTTCTTGGTCTTCCAACAGGTCTTTTTTCAGTTGGTGCATTTTCTGAGACAACTGGTTTCTTTTTCTTGTTATAATACTTTTTCTTTTTTCTTTTAGGTTTCTCTGTATCAGCAACAACAAATGTTATCTTTCTGGGTTGAAAAGTAGAAGGTTGTTCTTCTTTAATTTCTTGTGCATTTCTAGTTGCATAAATAATCACTGCTATTGATATAATAGCTACTACTGGTAAAATAATAAATAATTCGTTCATAATGTTTCATTTTTAATTCTCAGCCCGAACTGGAGGTTAAACCATCCAAATGTTTGTTCAGCTCTTGATTTGTTAAATTTAAAGATTTTTTTTAATAGAGGAATAGCATATGCTTTGAATTCCTCATGTTGTTCTGGTGTCATGGTATTGGTATGATACCACATTGGATCACCACTCACGTCTAGTACTGTCTTACCAATCATGTTTAGCTGATATTCAACTAGATGATTAGAGATGTTCGTACGATTGATTTTAGCTTTCATTAGAAAAGATTTAATTGATTAGGGATGTACACTGTTTTGATTCTTCTACCTTCAGTAGCTATTTTTGTTACTAACCTATTGGCTTTCTCAATGTAATACTCATAGTTTACATTATCAACTTTACTACCTTTTGGTAAGAAATTACAAACTTTACACACCCATTCACCTGCTTCTATCTGACTTACTGCAGCAGCTCTGGTTTGACACTCTGGATTCTTAATCTTAAAGATCTTGTCTCCAGTATTAGACACATAATAGCGTATGAGTTTATCATACACTGTTTTTTCACCTGTGGATCTATTGGTTCCTTCATAATGAAAGCTCCTACTTGCTTTCTGTCTTATACAGAAATCATACAAATTAGTATGTGCACGAATAGTTTCCTCTACAGGTGTACCATCAACAAAATAACGTTCAAGAGCTATAGGGACAACCCTTGCACTCTTGTTCTTATGGAGCTCAAAGTCAGTAAGGAAATCACCTTTCTTCTTAATCTCTCCATTGGTCATAATTGCTAAATAGTCATTCACTGTACTAAAGATAATCTTTGAATAATCAGTTCTCTCTAACTCATATTGAGTGAGGTTACTCCATGCTTCATTAAGACTATGCATTAATGGAATTAGGTCTTTCTTAATTCTGATAGTTACACCATCTGTATTTGCAGAGATCACATGTATGCCATTCAATTCATATTGTTCAATAAGCATCATTAGACTAAGCTCACCAGTTATTGTGGTGAACATAGTTAACTGCCTATCAAATATCCATGATTGCATATCAGATGACTTACCATATACAGAGTTAACTGCAAGTTTAAGTGCTCCAACAATTCCTTTAATCTTCTTGTCCTTCTTAGCGAATGGTTTAAGCTCCAATCTCTTCTCAAACATCTGTTTGTATCCCCTAAGGAATTCTTTACCTAAATGAGCAGGAAACTGCCCATTATTGATGATGATAGCAGGATAATAAGAACTAACATCCCAATCGATTATCTCGTACTCTTCATCAGCCTCAAACACTTTAGGTTTGTTCTCTGTATGAAGACCACCTTTCATAAAAGAATATACATTTCCATGGAAATCTATATGCTCTTTGAAATCATCTTGAAGACCTAGTACGGTCTTCTTCATTTTCTTTAAGAACTCAGTTAGCTGAGGTGTCTCAAACACAACATACTTAGCAATGCAATTCTTAAGATCTATATTCTTTCTGAAATATCCTTTTCTAGGAAGTTCTCTATACTCAATTCCTTTCTCTGAGCAATAATACTTCTTGATCATTTCATCCCCTATCTTACTATCTGAATAGTTCATACATGGAATACCAAACTCAGCTTCAATATCTTGTCTCAGCTCAACTTGGTTGTTTCCTTTGTACAATGGATGATCACAATCACCCAGGGTTATCTTATAGAATTCATAAGTTGCATCCACATCATTATAACAATAGTCAATGGTCATTTCAACCTCTTCTTTTGTCATATCAACCTTAGTATGGTGTATAGGCATCTCTTCAATGTTCTCAAGATCCATCTCAAACTCTAGTCTTTTAAGACTCACCATTCGATTTTTATTATCGTAGTGGTGTATCTTGAACAGATCTAATTGTTTAAGGGATAGTTCATGTTCTCTGTATTCTGGAAATACATCATAATTAGCATCATGGATAACATCTGCAGCTTTCTGTGCTATACGTGCACATATCTCTAAGTTAGTTAGTTCATGCCAATTGTCATGATTTCTTAAGATCCATTCAACAACTTGACTGTCAAAGCGTAGATTATTATATCCTACCCAATAAACATCGTTGTTAGCTTCTGTGTATCTAACGAAAGCATCTAACTGATTCTTCCATCTAGACACTTGAAAGCTCTTAGGAACTTTACCAGGCACCATACATACAACTAAGAATAGTTCTTGCATGGTTTCTATGTCATATATAATTACGTCTTTATTGTTCATGTAATCTTATTTTAATTTAAAAATTGATTTATATTTTTTTAATTAAATTATCTACCACTTGCCACTCCTCTTTGATTACTGATGCTTTTTTACATAATGAACGTAAAGCATTTAAAGCATCTTCAACCCTTTGTTTTTTTGTGTTGGAAGGTGTTGTTGGTTTAATTGGTAATTTATCTGTTAAATCCCATTCTATAACAACTCTACCAGTAACATTACATTTTCTCTCGTTTTTTTCGTACACCACTCCTAAATCTCTTAATTGAGATAGTAATTTCCAAGAGTGTTTCACTTGAATTTGATTTTGGTCAATGTAGCTTTGTAGTTCTCCAGCAGTACAAGGCGAAGAATAAAGCATAGCATTTAATGTTCTTAATCTTAATTTTGACAATAACCCTTCTGTTTTAATTTCATTGTAGCAGTTAATAGAAGTTTCTCTTGTTCCCATAATTTTATTTGTTTTTAATTTCTTGTTGATTTTTTGTGATCTTTCCAGTCTAACCAAAAGCCAATTGCTACAATAATGTTCATACCAAATGAGGCAATAATTTCTGTTATGTCTTCATAGATATTAATAGATAGGTGGATATGTCCTACCATCCAAAAAGGCATAGCAAGATTATTTGATATCC